CATTTACATCTTGAGCCATGTCTTCTGCTTTAAAACCTTTAGCTTCCCAGTCTTTTCTTTCCTTAAAAAGCTCTCCTGTTTCCTTGTGTCTGTACGTAGTCTCTACCTTAGCTTGTAGTATTTCCATTATGTTGTTACCTCTTTTTTGATGTTTAAATAACTAATAGCCACGTCAAAAGAACTCGCGTTGCTTGACTGTACTTTAAAAGGTGTACCACCTTCAATTATTAAAGGTTGAATTAATAATTCTGTTGTAATATTAGCTGTTAATGCTGCAGATTTAATAGCTGTAAGACTGTTGTTGGTAACTGTAACTGTAGGCGTACCCGCTGATGTAACTAATATTGATTTAATAACATAAGTCTCACTAACCAAAGGGTTACCAGCGCCTAGTGGTGTAAGTGCATTACCTGTTGTATCATTATCTATACCTTTAAATTTGTATTGGTTTACTACTGCCATTAATTTAAAAAGAAGCTTCTAGCTTCTATCTCCTGTTTTAATTCTTCTTGAAAAGTACTATTTAATTTTTCAATAACACCATCTAAATCCCTAACTAAAGATTGTGATATATCTTGATCATATTCTTCACTTGCTCTAGTTAAAGTTTGTACTATTTTAGCCATTAGCGTCTTCCTCCAGCTTGTATATCTAACCTAAAAGTACCTAGTTTCCAACTAGTATCCACAGCTGTGTTTGATATAGTTAAAGCTATAGCTCTACCCCTAGCTCTTGTGTCTACTTTTGTAGTAGTTGGTGTTAAAGTAAAAGGCCCCAATGGTGAACTTGCTGCAGTATCATTAGGATAATCTCTAACTTCTAATTGTGCAAATACATTATTTTGTTGTAAGATAAAATCAGGAACAATTCTACTAATTCTCATAATATTTTCTCCATCACCTCTAAGGTCAGCCATGTTAGTAGCAGCACCTTTAACAATTTTTTGTGTAATATCATAATCACCAGAAGTAATATTAGCTGGAATTGCAACAGGAGAGGCCCCTGCTTCTAATTGATTAACTCCTATTTCGTGTTCAAAATATGTTGAGACACCTTCGGTGTTTCCAATAACATCAAACGATGTATCGTCACTGGCATTGTATTTAGTTGCATGTGGTAAACCAAAAACAGCAGAATCTTGCCAAGTAGTTCTTGAAAATAATGAACTTGCATTTGTAAACCATATAGGTCTTTTAGCGGTTGAATCTAAATAACTATATGTAACTGATCTACTATTTAAATTAGAAGTAGCAGTTGGATAAAACCAAGTAATTTCTCCAAACAAGTTATTAATACCACAGTACACTAATTGATTAGAAGTTGTATTAAGATCATCATAAACATAATCTTCAACTAAACAATCCATTGATTGTAGTTTACCGGCAAACCTAAAAAAACCATTGTCAGACATCCAGTAAGCAGCACCATCAACTTCAACAGCTGCATTCTGCCCTATTAATCCACAGTTAGTTCCAACTTGTTCATAGGCAAAAGTAAAAGGAGTTCCAACAAATCTCATAGTAAATAAAGAAGTATCACTCCAAATGTAAATTGCATTTCTACCAAGTTTAGCGCCCATGATCCGTGATCCGGCGGCCAGTCTTTGTGTACCAGCACTGTTAATTGCTGTTGGTATGTAGTCTTCTATATTTTCTTGAGACGAAAATCTTATAAACATATCATCCTGTGATGTTTTTGTTCCAATAGTTGTTTCAGTTCCAAAAAATACTAAGTGACGATCTGGAGTAGAGACTAACATATCACGTGACGCTGTGGGTGCACCAGGAATAATTACTGCTCTAATATTTGTTGCATTAGTTGCATCTGCATTCCATTTAAAACATTCACCATTATGAATTAATGCAATAAGAGTTGTACCCAAGTTGTCCAAGGACCATAGACCTGGATCAATTACTGAATCGGTATTAGCTGAAGGTGAACCCCAACCTGTAAAAGCAGATGTGTTAGTTACTGTTGCTCCGTTCGAATGAGTTGCTGCTGTTGTTCCTCTGGCTCCTCTGCCAATTCCTGTTATTTTATTTCCTGTAATACCCGTGTAAGATATTTCTTCGGTTCCTATTAAAATATGATTTGTACCTGTAGAAGGAAATCCCGACGTACTTGTTAATGTAATCTCTGTGCCAGAACCATTGTTTCCTCCAGTTGTTGCAGCGATTGCTCCGTTTAAAGTGGTAGTGATAGCCCCTAAAAAATTACCTCCAAATAAAGATATACCCCAACCAAATGCTCCTAGTTGTTCTGCAGGCCCTACATGATAGTATTGATAATATTTAATTCCACCCGATGTTGTTGCACCCGAACCTGTTTCATTAGTAGGCATTGTAATTGTAATAGTAGTGGGTGAAGGCACACTAGTTATCATAAATTTTTTATCATTAAAATCTGCAGCACCGTAATTAGAATTTGTAATTGTACTAAAGTCACTAAATAAAATAATATCCGAAACTTGAAAACTATGTGCTGTTGGAAATGTTATAGTAACGGTGGGTGATCCGTTAGTCGTGCTAAATGCATTTGTAAGTGCTGTACCTGTTGGATTAACTAAAGGGTGAATGTCATAATAAACTCCACCTGAATAAACATATAAAATTTTATTAGTTCCTATAGCTGCGTATTTAATAGAAGCTGTGCTAACAAAATGATGTAAACCTCTGGCTGCTCCAGTAAGTTTTGATGCGCCTAATTGGTTCCAACCTCCTATTTTTTCAGGAGTACCATATCTAAAACGTACGTTCTCACCATCTACCCATTGGCTTTCAGCCCCGGTTTCGGTGACTTGTTTATTAAATCCTGGTAAAAATCCTAGTTTTTGTAGCATAAATTAATCCCCAGTTTAAAATATACTAGATTACTAGTTATTTCAACATGTCTTATTGGTAGAGATTAAATGTACTATGATGCTGTGTATGCTTTACCAGCAGTGATCGCAGAATTAGAAGCAGTCATACTCTCATTAGTCCAGTAATCTTTAGCAACCATAAGTTCTAGGTGTTCAACATTTCTGTCAACAGCTGATTGTTTATCAGCAGCTTCATCGTCTGCCATTTGTGTTCCAGCAATAACTTCATTAATTAAAGTTACTGAATGTCCCATAGCTGTGTAATCTTGTGCTATATCTTCTGCAGTTTTTACGTCTTCACTCATAATATTTTCTCCTTATTTTGTTGCGCATGCAACGGGTTTAGTTGTATCAAGTTTTTTAAATTCATCAAGAATTATTTTTGGTTCTACCATGTTATTTCTAGGATCGCTATCGTTATATCTACCTTCATCCCACTCATTTCCCATGTGAAATTGTAGGTTTTTGTTGTGTGAATAACCAAATTGTGTCCAACGAGTACTGCCCCAAACAACAACCCCATAAGCGTTAGCCGATGGTGAAAAGTGTTGTAGACAGCTGTCTATAGCAACAAACCCTTCCGCATCTTTCAGCATTTCATGTAGCTGTGTCCAGTGTAAATCACATCTAATCGTACCATCATAGTGAGGTTCATTAGGTAAAACACAATTAATAATTGTGGTATCTTTATATTCTTCTCTCAACATATTAACGACTTGTTGAGCAAGATAAGGTTGATAGTTTCTATTTGGATTAATATTTACATATTGATTGCTAGCATTGTATCCCATTTGAGCTTGACCACCAGAGAATTGAATCATTATGTATTTACCAATCTCATTCTTAGTTAGCCATTCTTTAACACTATCTTTATGATGTGTCGTATACAGTTTAGCTGTCATTGACTTATCATATCCAACACCATGATGTTCACAGTAGCTTTCAATTATGTGTTGTTTACCAAATTGAAAATTAGATTTGTAAGGCTCTGAATAAAATATATTATCTGATGCCATTATTCTTTTATCGGTTAATGGTAAGGTAGACTCATAAGCCATTTTAACATCTGGGTTACTGGCAAAACAACCTATGTAAGGTGTGTATATTTGCACATCTCCTTTTTCTTTTAACTTAGGAATTAACGCACTAAATGTAGCACATTTACCTACTCCGCCTTCTACGACATAAGTATTTAACATTTTATCTTCTTTCTTTATTTGTTTTTTAATAATTCTATTTCTGCTTTAAGTTCTTTGATTGCATTAACTAATACTGGTAACATATTACCTGCTGTATATCCTAAATGTTCTGTATCTGTATTATCTATAATAATTGGATTATCTCCTTCAAGTGCAAGAATGTCTTGTGCTTTAAAACCATATCTTGCATTACCATGAGGAGTATCATCTTCTCTTGATTTTTTAAAATTAAATTTAACAGGTTTTAATTTGTTTACAAAATCTAAACCATGAGGAATATCTTCAAAATTAGTTTTATCTCTTAAATCAGATGTTACTGTCCAATCAATTTTAATTTTTGCATTTGTATGAGAATTATTACCTATTATAATAAAATTATTTGTTGTTACCATATTACCTACAGCATCAGTACCAGCATTATTACCAAGTGCTATGTTGTTACTACCTGTTGTAAGATTACAAGAACTACGAAATCCTATTGCTGTATTACTATTACCTGTTGTTATATTATACCCAGATTGAAAACCAACTGCAGTATTATCGAAACCTGTTGTGCTAAGATATAAAGAACGCCAACCATGACTAGCGTTACCTCCACCTGTTGTAGCAGTACTTAAAGCTTGAAAACCTGATGCTGTATTACATCCACCTGTTGTGTTTTTCCATAAAGCTTTTTCACCAACTGCTGTATTTTCTGAAGCTGTTGTATTACAAGCTAAAGCAAGAACACCAAGTCCTACATTAGAAGCACCTGTAGTGTTTTTATTCATAGCATTAAGACCAACAGCTGTATTTTGTGATGCTGTTGTATTAGTTGTTAAAGCTCCTGCACCAACTGCTGTATTACTAGAACCTGTTGAATTTGCATCTAAACTATTTGCACCAATAGCAATATTACAAGCACCTGTAGTAATAGCTGACGAAGCAGCATAGCCAACTGCTGTATTATTAGAAGATGTTGTGCTATTAAACATAGCTCCAAAACCCATTGCTGTGTTTCTGAAACCTGTAGTATTACTAAATAAAGATTGAGTTCCAACAGCTGAGTTATCTCCACCTGTTGTGTTTCTGTTTAAAGCACCACAACCTACTGCTACATGATTAGAGCCTGTTGTATTACATCTTAAGGCTACATTTCCTATTGCTGTATTAGTATTACCAGAGACGTTATCTTCTAAAGCAGCTGCACCAAATGCCGAATTTGAATGACCACCTATATTAGTTAACATTGCGTCTTTACCAACTGCTACATTACTATAACCTGTTGTATTAGATAATAAAGCAGCATTTCCTACTGCTGTATTGTTATCTGCTGTTGTACTAGCATCTAAAGCTTTTCTTCCAACTGCAACATTGTCAACACCTGTTGTATTAGCATTTAAAGCACATCTACCTACTGCTGTATTTTGTGATGCTGTAGTATTAGCTTGTAATGCACCTGCACCTATTGCTGTGTTGTCAGAACCTGTAGTGCCTACTCTCAAAGATAAATTACCAACTGCTACATTATTACCACCTGTTGTGTTACCACATGCAGCAACATTTCCAATAGCAACATTAGAAGCACCTGTTGTGTTTGCACATGCAGCTTCACAACCTACTGCTGTGTTACCAGCACCTGTTGTGTTTTTACATAAAGCATTTCTGCCAACCCCTACATTAGAAGCACCTGTTGTGTTAGCTGCCATAGCACTTGTTCCAACTGCTGTATTATCATTTGCTGTTGTGTTTGTTGTTAAAGCACTTAAACCAATTCCTACATTGCAACAACCTGTAGTATTTTTAGCCATAGCTGAATGACCCATAGCTTGATTATTTAATCCTGAAGTATTTGAACATAAAGCAAATTGACCAATAGCATTATTACAGCTACCTGTCGTATTTAATTTCATTGTACATTGACCAATTGCTACATTTCTACTACCTGTCGTATTAGTACACATTGCTCTATGACCAGCGACTACATTCAACGTACCTTCTGTGTTTGCTTTCATAGCACATTCACCAATTGCTGTATTACCAGCACCTGTTGTTGTAGTACACATAGCACCAGTACCTACTGCAACATTTGAACTACCTGATGTGTTAGCAGTTAAAGCAGAATGACCAACTGCTACATTAGTTGCACCTGTGTTATTAAATAATGCACTACCACCTACTGCTGTATTACACCCACTTGTTGTAACTGTATTAAGAGTATTATGTCCGTAAGCTGTGTTGCCTGAAGCTGTTGTATTATTTTGTAAAGATTGTCTTCCCATTGCAGTGTTTACTGTTCCTGTTGTATTATCTTTTAAAGAATCTATACCCACTGCTGTATTGTTATCTGCTGTTGTGTTTGTGTGTAAAGAACATCTACCTATTGCTACATTAAAACCACCTGTACTATTAGCATTTAAAGCAAGAAAACCTACTCCAGTATTACAGCCACCTGTTGTGGTAGTCACTAAAGCACAAGCACCTATTGCTGTATTTTGTGCTGCTGTTGTCATAACATCTAAAGCATTTAAACCTACTGCTACATTATTATCTCCAGTAGTTAATGCTCCAAATACTCCTGTACCAACTCCTGTGTTTCCAACAGCAGAAGATAAAGTTCCTGTTGTATCTGTACCTACTAATAAACTGTTTGTAAAATTTGTTCCACCTTCTTTGAAAGTTATGCCTGCACTAGATAAAGCTGCATCAAAAACACCTGTGTTAGTTGCAACACCATCAAGATAAATAATTTTATAACCTTTATCATCTGCT